GCGACATGGCGGCCTTCAGGACAGTGCCGACCGGGCCGGCGAGGATCGAGCCGTTCTTGTCGAGGTCCACCGGCCCCTGCTGGTTACGCGCGCGAACTTCGGCAGCGGACGGCGGGGGTCCCGCAGTCTCGGGGAACTGGCGCATGATTTCAGCGCGCACCTGATCGTCAGTTGCGCCATCCGGGCCTTCAACTTGGTATGCCTTCCCGTTGGGCGCCGTCATGCTGTACTTGGCCATTATTGCACCACAGTAGCGTGACCCCAACCCTGAGACGGTGCTGCCGGGCCGGCCGGCGCTGCGCCCGGCTCCGGCTCCGGCGCATTAGCAGCAATGTAGTCCTTACGAGTCTGCGGATCTAGCAACTGGAGGATGTTCACGCCGCCGCGGCGAGCGCGGTTGTCCAGCGAACGGAGCTGGTGAGACGCGAGCGAGCGGATCGTGTTGGCCGCGTCGTGCATCTGATCTGCTGAAGCGTCCTTCGGAATCTGAAGTTCGCGCTCCTCGCCAGTACCGGCTCCGGAATTAACCGTAGCGCGCACCGCTTCGCGGCCAAGGAAGCTGCCGGCGATGGCGATGTTGGTCGGCGCGCTTTTACCGAAGGTCCTGTTCCACAGGTTATTGAAGGCGTTGGACGGCGTGAAGTTGCCGGCGGCGTCAGCTTTTTTCTGTTCCTCGGCAAGCATGTCGAACAGACGCGAGTGCGCCATCATCGTGTTCACGAACGTGGTCTGTGACGCGCCTTTGCCACTACTGAAGTCGGTACGGATACCAGCCTGCTCCTTGAGGCTCACGCCCGGAGCCGGGGAGATAATCGAGTGCGGGTCGCTGACCGGCGCGTCGAACGCTACCGGCGCACCGCCGGCCGGCGGCACGCTGACCGGCGCACCGTGATCCACCACCGGAGCCGGAGCTCCGCCAGCGCCCGCCGGAGCCGGAGCCGGAGCCGCGGCCGGGTGCGCGCCCGGCACTGCGTTCATACGGCGCGCGAGAATCTGCTGCGCCTGTACGTCGCCCTGATCAGCCATGTATGCGAGCCCTACTAGCGGGCCGCCACCCGTGGTGAGCGAGCGCAGATTGCCCGCAAGACTCGGGTTCTTCTCGATGAAGCGCGCCAGCACCGGAGCTATTTCCGGGTCCATGGCGCCAGCGCCGCCCGCCGCGCGTGCATCCGCAGCGCGCCCCTCGGCGTTGTTCCTGTTGATGACCGACTGTGCCACCGGAGTGACGGTGACGGTCGGAGGGTTGGTCGGACTGAGACCGTTGACGATCTGGCCCTCGATGTTCTGCGTCTGCCCCACATCGCCCTTCTTCGAAATTGCCTGTAGAGCCGCTTGGCGCAACGGATCGGGCGTGTTCGGGTCCGCGATCAGGCGAGTGAGTTCAACCTCGTCACTCGTGCCGAGCGCCTTCATAACTTCTTCCGGGCTCTTGCCCGTGGCGCGAATGTATCCGGTCGAGAGTCGCGCTTGGCTCCGCTTCATGCCGGCATCGACGAACTGGTCCTCAAGCTGGTTCAAGGCCGCTTCGCGCTCGGTGTTCTCCTGCGCCTTCTGGAGCGCGAGCTCGGTCTGCGCGGAGCGGTAGCCGGCCATGGCCTGCCCGTTGGCGATCTGAAGCCCGATGGCCGAGCGGCTCATGTTCGAGCCACCGACGCCAGCGAGGAAGTCGCCAAGCTGCGAGCCGCCGGTATACGACGGAGCTTCTACTGTGGCCGGGTCATTCGGGAACGGCATGATCGGTCCTTATGAGAGCATCGGGTTGCCGCCACCGGCAACCATGGGGTTCATGTTGATAGTCTGAGGCGCCAAGCTCGATGCAGCTAGCGGTGACTTACCGCCGAACACCTGCGGGTTCCTTGACAGGAAGCTCGCAGCGTTGGTGCCAAGTCCTGCGAACAGGCTCACCAGCGGATTCGGCTGGCCAGCGACCGAGGAGCGGAGCTGGTCAACGAAGTTCTGCGCGTAGCTCTGGGCGCCGAGGGTGTTCAGGTTCGTGTTCAGGGTGGACATTTCCAGACCCTCATTCTGACGCTGGCGAACCGCCGCGTCCAGGTCCCCCATTTCGGTCGCCTTCTCGTTGCCGTAGCTCTCGACGGCTTGCTGCGCCGTCGCCTTGTCGGCGTTGTAGCGCGAGCTGCCGCCGGCTACCGGCGCGAGCGCGCTGGACACACCGGGGGAGCTGCTGCCGGCCGCATTGCGGCGGAGCTGGTCCACGTATTGCCCCGTCGCCTTGCCAGCGATTGCGTTCGGATTGCTCTTGGCGATGTCCTGCACGGTCTGGTTGACCTGCGCCTCGCCCTTCTGGCGAATGGCCTGCTGGTTGGCGATAGCGGCCGCCTCAGAGGTGTCCTGACGCTTGTTCGCTTGGGTCGTGTTGGCGTAGTTCGCGCCAGCCGAAACTGCCGCGATTGCTGCCGGTATCCAGAATGCTTCCGTACCCATGGCTATACCTTCGGTCCTTTGGCATTGGTCGCCGCGGAGTTCTTAACCTTTTCGAGGCCATGCTGCGCGGCCGCCTGCGCGGCGCCGAGGTCCTTGCGCGACTGAGCCGCGCTGCGGGTGCCCGCGTAGCCGGGCGCGCTGAACGCGCGGGCCGCCATGTTGAGGCCACTGGCGTGTATACCGGAAGGTTTGCTTCCGGCGCTCACGCCGGCCCCTTTCTTACCACCAAAGAAACTAGTGCCCACGTTAGCCTCCCGGCGGCTGGTTCGGGTTGAGCAGCCCGGCCTTGCCGGCCATGGCTGCGTACGATTGCGGAGTATACCCGGCCTGAGCGCCCGCCAGCGTGGGGGCCTGCCCGGACCACGGTCCAGAGTTAAGCACCGGGCCGCCCGGCCGCTGGTATTGCGCGCTCGGGTGCATGCCCCAGTCCGTGCGATTGAACGCTTGGAACGGGTTCTTCAGCGAGTCGCCGATGCCGTGAAAGAAGTAGCTACCCATAGTATGACCCTATCGGTGAAGTCTGCGCGCGACGGTTCGCGTTCGCTTGGTTGATGTTCTCGTAAATCTTCGCCGTACCTGCGAACAGGTTGCCGAGCGAAGCGGAGTTGCTGTAGTTCTGCGCCGCGCCGAGATTGGCCTGCGACGCCTGTGAAACGGCCTGCGGGATTGACCCGAGGTAGGCGCCCTGCTCGGCCTGCGCGATGAGCGCGTTCTTCGAGCCGATGTCCGCCTGTTCGAGAGCCGCCTGCCCGGTCTGCGCCGCCTGCGACGCTTGGAGCAAGCCTTTCGTGTAGTCCTTCTGGAGCTGTGTGTTCGCATCCACCGCGGCGCTGCCGCCGGTCTGCCCGGAGCGAGCTTCAGCAAACTTTAAGTTTCGTGCGTTCTGCTGCTCCTGATCGGTAACCTGTCCGGTGTAGAAGTCGCGGACCTGCTTGCCGTACTGCGCGTACTGGGCCTGACGCGACGGCGAGCTATACGCGCTGTTGATCTGCGCGATAGTCTGGTTGATCTGCGCTTGCTGAGCCGCATTGGCCGCTGCGGCCTGTTCTGCGGCTTTGTTGTTTGTGCCCATTAGTGCTTCACCCGAGCGTAGCAAAGTCCATCTGCGCCGTTTGCGCAGTACCCATGGTGGAGCGCCTCTTTGTTGTAGCCTAGAAGTCTATACCATTTCTCAAGTTCCGGTCGATTCGCGATCCGGCTGGCAGGGACGAAGCATTCCAGCCGGTGCGCCCCCGAGGCGAGCACGGAATCCATAATGCGTCGGCATATCCGCGTAACCGCGAGGTAGTTCTCTTTCGTGAACGCCTCCTCGGTCGAAATGAAGAAGTCCCTGAAGACTCCGGGCCGTTGAGGGACGAACCCGCCCACGGCAAGCGGGAACCCGTCGTGCAAGCGGATCACCCACTTCGGCCCCGGTACCGTGAAGTTGCCGATGGCAACGCCGTCCGGGTCGAAGGGGAATCCGGTCAAATCTGTGAAGTGCTGACGCTGATCCGCGGGCGCGTTGGCGACCACGGTAAGGAAGTCGAGCAGTGTGGGGTTTTGTTCGTAGCCGATGGGCATGTTAGTAGCCTCGTCCGCGCTGGTCGTTCATGTAGAAGTTCGCAGCCTCCCACGACCAGGCCTGGTTGGCGTGGAAGGTGAGGATGAGTGTATAGCTAGGCGATACACACGGAAGCGGGATCGGGTCGCCGGGGATCGTATCCGCCACGTTGATCGTGTACGGCGCCGTCACGTTGAGCGACGTGGCGAAGCCCGCGTTGTCCGAGAAGGTCGTGTTGTCGTCCTCGCGGAAGCCGATCTGGATGTCCACCGCGCCGTCGCCGATCAGGTCCACGCCGATCAGGCCATGGTTGACGCCGAGCGCCGCCATGTCGAGGTACGGCCACTGGATCACGCCCTTGAAGTCGGTGCCGGAAGTGAGCGCCGCAGCGTTGTACGCGTGCACGGTCACGTCCGTGATCGCCATGTAGAAGTTGGCGGTCACGTCGTAACCCATGATGGCCACGGTTCCGGGCGGGCTGATGGTGTCGTTGGTCCACGTCACCGCGTCGGTAGAGCGCCAGATGCTCGCAGCGCTGGTCGTGCCCGCGAACAGGGTGCTGCCTAAGCTGAACACGTCCGCAAGCGTGGCGCCGCCAAGGCTCGGCGCGTAGGCCGTAGCGGTGGTCAGCCCGAGAAGCGTGGGCGCCGTGATGATGTCGCCGCTCGGCCCCACCATCGCGGTGTAGCCGAATCCGGGCGTGAAGCAAAAGTTGCCGGTCCTAGCCGCCGTCGAAGGAGGTTGCCATGTTCCCGAAGCACGGTTACCTACGAGGGTCCACACCGGGCCGCCGGTAGTGAACGTCGGGGGTGCGGTCCATATGGCCGGTAAGCCACCGGCATTCTTGCCGAGGGCAATGAACTGCGTGCCGTCCCAAATGATGCTACCGGCGTTGAACCCGCTGGTCCACGGCGCGGTGTGCACCGACGTGGTGCTGCCATAGTTGTAGCTGGAGTAGATTTCCTGCGAGGAGTTGCCACACACGAAGCGGCCCGCGCCGTCCGTTGCGCCGCCTTGGCACCCCTGCGAGAGCCCGACGAATCCACCGGTGTTCCATGTCACGCCGTCGTCAACCGAAATGTAGTCGGTGTTGCTGGACGCGCCCGGCACCATCCAGACCTTCTGGGAGCTGCCGTTGATGCCGAGGTACAGCACGCGGCCGCCGCCGGAGAGGTTGCCGCTCGTCAGCTTCTTAGTCCACGTCTGGCCGCCGTCAACCGAGCGCCAGATGTCCATGAGCGTGCTTCCGTTGAAGAACGAAGATATGGACGTACCGTGGTCCGACGTGAGGTCGAGCGCGCGGTTCTCGGTCAGCGTTTGGTGGTCGGTCCACGTGGTGGTGCCGAATATCATGTCGTCCTGAAGCGCGTCCGTGCTCAGCTTCCACACGAGGTTGCCCGCGGTGCGCAGGAACAGGTGCGAGCCGTTCAGCGTCCAGTCGGTGATCGTGTCGGGGAATACGTAGCGCGACCACGCGCGCGTGCCCGCGCCGTTGATCGTTAGCACGAAAGCCTGCGGGCCGAAGAACAGCCAGTACTGTCCGCGGCCGGGGTAGTAGAGGCCGATTGGCTCGTAGACGCCGGCCTTGAGCTGCGCGACCACGAGCGGGTCCACCGGCTGACCGGTGTTGCCGATCTGCATGTTCGCGGTGGCGCCCACCGTCCCGAGGTTACGCACGCCGACTTCGGCGAGGAACATCAGGTCGTTCGCGGCGCTCTGCGCGGCGCGGGTGTAGATCGAGCCGACCGGCTGCGCGTCGAGCAGCGCCATGTTCTGCGGGTCCGGGTCGATCTGCCACATCTGGTAGCCGCCCGCGTTGAAGACCACGAGGTTCGAGCGGTAGAGGCCGAGCACCTTCACCGGGTTGTCGCCGTAGTTGTTCAGGCCGGTCGGCAGGTAGCCGGCGTTGTTCGCGCTCGACCAGTCGGTCGGGTCAACGGCCGCGGAGTAGTCCACGATGTCGTCGTCGCCCTCGAACACGTGCGAGGCGCCGAGGCATGTCGCCGGGTTATTCGGGCACTTCTTGTCCAGAATGTGCCGGTCAATGCACTTCCACGACATGCTCGTGTCGGTGGAGTGCGCGTCCTGCGACGTGTAGGTACTCGGGTCGAGCACCTGCTGGTTGATGCTGGTCGGGAACGTCGGCTGCGAGCTGCCCGACTGCATGATCGGGATGGCCTGCCACGTGATGATCGAGGTGCCGATGGCTTCCCATGTCACGCCACCGTCCACCACCGTGTTGCCGGCGGTCGTCGGCCAAGTCGGCTGCGTGGTACCCGAGGTGCCGGCCGATGACTGCACGGCCTCGTACAGGAAGTTGGACACCGCGGCCGGCTGCTCCAGCGACCACACCACGAGGTCCCACTGCGAGTCGCGGGTGCTCGTGCCGTTCTGCGACTGGAGCTTCACGCGCACGCGCGCGGCGTTGGCCGGCGCATTCGCGGTGACGGTGATCTTCTTGTAGTTGTTCGTGCTGCCGTTGCCGAACTGGCCGGCGCTCGAACTCTCGCTGATGAACACGTCTCCGCTGGTGTACCAACGGAGGAACACAAAGGATTCGAGGTCCGTGCCAGAGGCATCGGTCGAGCAATACGCGCTCGCCGTCACCGACTGGCCCGCTGTCACGGAGCCGTAGGTGTTCATGGTGAGCGACTGCGTATTGTGGTTGCACGACAGGAGGCCCATGAACGAGCCCTGATACGGGGTCGCGCCGCCGGTCGTGCCAGTGATGCTGGCACCGCCGGTCTTGATCCAGTTGCCGTCGTCGCCGGCCTCGAAGTCGCCGTTCGGGATCGCGTTGAT